TTAATAACTGCAGTAACAGCAGCACCAGCTAGAGGAGCAAATCCCAATCCACCAGTGTATCCAATTGATATAATCTGCCCAGATCTTGGTAATTGATTTTGATTAACATCAAAATCACTGACGATTTGAGTTCCGTCAGATGATGATATTCCACTAAATACAAAACTTGTTATTCCTACAGATTCTATGAACTCATAATTATTATCTGGATTTTTAAGTGTCGTTGGAGGTTGGAATATTCCATTTAAGGTAACAAAACTACTTCCTGTAGTAAGACCAGTTGTGTTCACTCCTGATATTGATACTGTAAAAGTTTTACCGATTCCTGTAAATTCAGTCGAAACATCATCAAAAACTGCATTTGAGGAATAATCTTGTTGTAAATAAACTCTTCCAGTAAAAGATGATCTTCCTCTTTCTCTATTAGAATCATCTTTTTCAGTAACACCTGCCCCTCTGGGTGGATCTGTAAAAAATATTTTTTCATCAACGATATTATATCCACCTTTAAATAATCTAACTGTAGATGAGTCTGTATGAGTTGATACAGATGTTCCAACAACAGATCTGGTAACATCTACTAGGTTTAGAACTCCAGTGTTTGTTATTGGTCCTACATTTGTAGTACCAAAACCGACATTATTAACTTTTACTATTTCGTCATCTATTTTTAATAAATCTTTAATAGTTATTGATGAGATTCCTGCTAAAGATAATATTGTAGTTGATATTGATACCTGACCATTGACATTTCCAGATAATGTTGTTGTTATTGGGGTAAATGTTATTGGAGATTGTATCACATTATCAAGAGTTATTAAAGTTTTTTCATTTCTCTTGAACATGGTTAACTGATGCCTATTTCCTGATCCAAAAGAATTAAATGTAATAGGAGATCCTCCTTTAGTTGTTGATAATTGAAATATAGGTGAGTTAGTCGTGCCTGAAGGTAAAACTACATATACTTCACTTGGTAAAGGATTGCCGTTTGACATCACCAGTGATGATATTCCCACACCCTCTATTGAAGAACCTGGTTTATAAATTAATCTTTCATTTCTATTGAAAAAATTATTAGTAACAGTAAATTCTCCTGTAGAAAGATTAACGGATCTTACTGGATTAAAGAATTTGGAAAATATGGGGATATTGTTATTTTTTAAAGGAAAACTTAAATTATCTGAACTACTGCTATTCAAAGCATCATATTGTAAAAGAGATAAGGATTCATTAGTTTTACCGTAATTTAAAATTGGGGTTGTATTTACTAAATCTAAATCTGTATTAATAATTTCATTGTAAGATTGTATCTGTAGATCACCGACTCCAATGAATGAAGAATCTGGGTGGAATTTTAAATTAAGATTCAATCCATCATATTCAGATGAAAATGTTCCAATTCCAGAGTCTGCTCCTATTGAAACAAATGGATATTGTGTTATGAAAGTATTATTACCATCATGAGTCATTAAAATTTGATGTAAAGCACTCGTTTCCCCTATTGATACTCTTATTATACTTTTAACTGTAGTATCCTTTGAAGTTGTAAATCCTGCTATAACACCAGTTGAAGCAATACTCACAAAATTAGATTCTAATCTTGCAGAATTTTCTGAACCATCTGGTTGATCTTCTTCTTTAAATCTAAATGTACCTATACCAGATGTTGTTTTACCAAAACCAACAATTTTTGATTTAACTAAAATTGAATTAGGTCTATCATTTTCAAAATTTAAAGATAAAATATTAGAGTTAAGATTTGAAGTAAATGTTCCTATTGAAGAATTAGTATTTGTCTCTAAAGAATAATTTGATAAGTATGAATGTGTGCCATCATGAGTTAGATAAAGTTCTATAATATTTTTTTCATTAACAAAGGTATCGTTAACTTCAATCGTTGCAAAATATGAATCAATATCAGAAATATTAGATGATATAATAGTGGAGGTTGTGGATGATGAAACATTTACGTTTCTTCCCTCTAAATCAACAAACCCAATAGAGGTTTTACCTATTCCAGTTCCTGGTAAAAATGTTTGTTGTAGAATTTTAATTTCTAAATCAAGATTAAAAAGATCTGTAGGAGAAAATTGAAGTGCAAAATTTCCATTTTCTAGTTGAGTTCCAAGAATATCAACTAACTTAGATTCAACTTCTATAGATCCTTTTTGAATTGTAACTATATCGGAATTAATAAAATCTACAGATGTTAACAATTCTGTTGTTTGAAGAACATTATCTGTAGTCCCTGTTATATCAAATGCTCTTGCTTGAATTAAAAATCTATCAAATGAACTGGTAAGATCTAATTTACCACTTGTGTCTACATTATTACTTGCTTCTTTAAATAATTCTGTTATATTATCAATTATTAAAACTCTATTCGTAGAACACTCAAAGAAATTAGAAAGACGCTTATTTTCAAGGGTGATAAATTTTGATCTAAGTGGATTTGATAAAATATCAACATCTTGAGCTAAATCAAAAGTATCAATAGCATCTACTCTATTTTCAGAGGTTAAATCTCTGATAATGGACGATGAATCCACAGATACATCAGTTCCGACACCAACAGAAGAAGTAATTCCTACATCCGCAAAATTCTTAAGTCCAGTTGTATGAACTAATTTATTTACAGGACTTACTATTTTTTCATATTCTATTGGACTTTGAATGGTGTAAGATAGAGATTGATAATAATCGTTATCAGGAATAACTTGATAGTCTTGATTTAATTTACCAATATCATCAGACCATCCAAGTAATTTTTCAGATGAAAAATCAACTTTAAATTCACCTTTATTTTTAAATATCGTGTTTATAGTAGCAATTGCTCCAGAAGAAGATCCTTTTAACTTATCTTCAAGTTTTAAATCAAAAGTACCTAAAAGTTTTATATAATTATTTGATACTTTATTTAAAGTTAAATCTACATCAATAAAATTAGAATTATCTCTGGATACTACTATTTTTTCACCTATAATAAATTTTGATAGATCAGTATTAACTGTAAATTGTGGGTATTTTTTAAAATTAATTACAGATGCAAAATTTTGCAAAGTTTTTGCTAATCCTGGATTTGAAACTAATTCATTAATATTAAATTCTAATTTAAATGGATTAGGATTTATTCCACCAACTATTCTAGTAACTGGATAAAATTCAAATTTATTATTTGGAGAATTAAAAGTATCTCCATATTCATTCTCTACATTCTCTACAAAAATTTTATCTCCCACTTCAAATGGGGGACTTGAAAAACCTAAAATAGGAGTAGAAAGAGTTACAGTTACTATACCTACAGTATCATTTGTTATAATTGTACCACCAACTGCGATGTTTGTAATAGGTATTCCACTTGTATTATTTTTAGCAAAAACTTTACAGTTACCAACACCAAAAGGAGTTCTAACAATATCTACAGAAGTTATTGCCTGTGATGCTGAACTAACATTTGCCTTTAAAAATCCACTATTTACAATTTCCTTTGTTTCAAGATCTTGAACTACTAATTCAGGTTCACTTAAATAATTTTCTCCACCGTTATCAACAATAATTTTCGTAATTTTATTTGAATTTTTTGTTGATATAACAGGACATAAATTAGCTATTGGACGTAAAGTTTTATCTGATGGATATTCAAATCCAACATTTAATATATCTACATTTTTAATTTTATTGCTATTAGAAGATTCTGGTAATATTTTAGCATTTATACCTTGAGTAGAGGCAATACTAACAAATTTTGGCATAGATATATATCCAAGACCACCAGAAACTAACTTAATATCATTTACAGACCCACTTGCAGTCTTTGATGTAGTAGAATATTTTAATTGACTGGAATTATTTTGATTATATGTTAAAATTTCAGGTCTTTCGTTTAATCGAATATCAAAGAAGGTTTCTCCAACTCCAATTACTTTGTAATCATCATTGTATTTACTATCAATATATGATATTTGTAGAGAATTATCAACATCAAAATCTGATGTACTTATAAAGCCTGATTTTTCTACATTATAAAATAGATTTACTAAATTATCATTAGAATAATTGATAGTTAAAAATGCTGTTGATGTAACACCAATTGTTCCTGATGTAGAAACTATGTTTATATTTGTAGTTCCTGTAGAGACAAAATCATTTTTAAACTCTTTATCTTGATATATTTTAAAATCAAATCCTGCTAGTGAAGGATCTGAGAGATCAAATTTTAGATTATTGTTTCTTACAACTTCAATTGGTGGATCTATTAATGATAATTGGTGATCTGATCCCCCAGTTGATAATATATTTACAACATTTGGTGGTATGAGTTTAGAATCATATATTGTTTCTGATAATTTTATTCTATTACTATCTAATTTATAGATATAATATGCTCCTGTGGTAAGACCACTAGCAACAGCACCAGTTGCATCATAATAAACCTTATCCCCTGTTTTTAATTCATGTGAATTTAAAGTTATTGTATTGTCAGATGTATTAATGTCAGAGGAAGTAAAATCAATTTGATTTATAAGTAAGCTATCAATTAATGAATTATATTTAACTTTAACTGAACTAGAAGTTCCAACACCCACAGTTCTATCCGAATCTATATTCAAACTAACGATATCATTAAGGGATAAATCATGTGCGGTTGTTAAACTAACTCTTGAATTTATTCTTTCAACACTTCCTGTTACTTTATTAAAATTGGATTCAAATCTATATTTAAAATAATCATCACCATTTGATCTAAAGAATAATCCATTAGTAGATGTAATTAAACCTACTTGAGTTACTATTCCAATATAATTTGGAGATTTATTTATAGCAAATAAAGTTTGAGTTGATCCTATGAATGGAATCGTAAAAGCTTGATTGGATGAACTAGATCCATCTTTTGATACTTCAATAGCACTATTACCATCAGTTTTTAAAGTAATTTGTTGTCCAGTTTTAAAAGGATGATTTGGTAAATATATACTTTGAGCAGGAACAGATACCGTAGTTGTAGTGTCACCAACTGATACACTTATTGATGATGTTATTCCAACTGTTGTTGCTATACCTACAGATTGTCTAGGATTAAAATACACAATATCATCAATTTCAGAATTAAAGAAATCAGAATTAAATGGTATTTCAAAGAAACTAGGAATTAAATTAACTTTTGTTGATAGGGTATGTGCTGTTCCACTTATTCCTCTCTCTACTCTTAAAATATTTCTATCATCAAATTTATTTAAAACTGTTAATTTTTCAGTTCCAATTTCAATACTACTTCCTATTGAAATAATATTTGTCTTATATACAAAAATATCAGCTATAACTCCAGCAACTGAATTTGATGGCATTTCTTTGTATAAAATTGTGCTTTCAGTTGGTATTCCAGATATACTATGTCTACCAATTAAGGGAGTTCCTGTTACAGATTTAATATCTGTAGTTAAACCAGATATTATTAGATTATTTCCAATTTCTAAATCATGAGTATTAGGTACAAATATTGATACAGTATTTACATCTTTTCGTACAAAAGTAACATTTTCAAGTAATTCATAGTTAGTATCGACACTTGATATTTCTTTACCATCAATTTTACTTACAAAGGCACTTATCCCACTCCCTTCAGTATCGCTATTATCAAATACAATATTATCATTTACTTTATAATTTTCTCCAGATTTTAATATTAAAAGTTTATCCACAGATCCTTGTGAAACTGATGTTACTCTTGTTGTTTGAGGTATTATTTCATTTGATTCAATAATAAAATTATTATCAGCTGATAAATCATTTAATTTATATGGAAAAGTATTTCTAGTTAATTTTGAATTATTAAAATCAAAAGATTGAGTTATATCAGAACGAGAATCTACAACACTTGGAATTGATCTGTAGGTATTACCTATAAAAAATGGAAATACTGGTTCTTCAGATATTGGATCAATACTTGCAAAATAAGCATAGACCCCATTAGGATAATCGGGTGTTTTACAGTATCTACCGTTATGTCGATCTAAATCTGTTGATGCTGATGGAGAAAATACATAATCCTCAACAAAAAATCCTAATTCAAATGATAATTTGTTCCTATCAGTTATCTTTGAATCTAAAATATATCCACTGTTTAATATTCTTATAGTAGAAGAGTTATCAAAAGGATCACTGTATCCAAAAGGACCATAAATTGGATTACCGTCATATGCCCATCCAATTATAGGAGAGTGTTGTCCTGAAATTTGACCAAATTCATCCTCTCCAACTTGAGTAGAATAACCAACAACGGAGTATTTTAATTGATTATTAGTTGATACTAACACTTCACTTTGATATTTTTTATCATATGGTGAGAATGTTTGAATACCAACTATATTTAATTTTTTAATAGAACTGTTGAATACAACGTTTTTTCCTCTTTCAGTTACTCTAATAAATGTTGTATTAGAATCATATCCAATTCCTTCATTCAATATTACAACATCAATAATTTTTAAATATGTTTTTGATTCCTCATCCCTATCAATAATTGCTCTTAAGGATGCACCAAAACCATTTCCAATTACAGTTAAATCTGGAGTCGAATGATATTCATCACCACCATCTTGAATATTAACAGCAAGAATTTTTCCATTTGATATTATGGGATTTAATGATGGTTTAATATTTTTACCAGATCTGGTTACTCCATTTTTAACAATAACATTTGGTTTATTTTCATAATTTATGATATCTGTTGTTCCATATCCAGTTCCTTTTTGATATAGTAAAGCATCAGTAATTTCACCTTGTATTACAGGTGTTAGATTAATTTTATCAGAGTTGGGCATGGAATATATTGCATCAATTGAAATACTAATATCAGGGTATTTGAACAATTGATATCCTGTTCCTTTTGTTTTAAACTCTACATATTTTTTAGAAATAAAGTTAACATTATTTGTTCCATTAACACCAACATCACACACCCTAAAGGTATTATCATCAATTTTAAGAACCTTATATTTTGTTGTTGTAGACAATCCAGATATAATTTGAGGTGTAGTTGTTCCTAATCCTACTGATGGTTGATAATCTATTATTTCTCCATTTAAAAATCCATGATTTTCAAAGGTAATTGTTGATTTTTGAGTTGATATACCAGTAGTTGAATTTGCAAATATTCTTCTATTAATGTATGGTTTTCCTGATTTTATAATTCGTATATCTGATAAAGTATTTTTTGCATCTTTTATTCTAAATTTATGAATTCCACTTTTAGCGATATTGGTAAATCCTACTGTATTAACACCACTAATATAATCATTTTCACTTCTATAAAGTCTAATTGTAGATAAACCTACGACTTCTGGCCAATATTGTTGACCATCCACTAAACTTTCTGTATCAGTAAGATCACTTCCCTGAAATGATCCTATTCCTAATGGAGTATTATTATTTTTATCATAAACTAATATTTGTCCATTAACTAAATTATGTGGATTTAAAAAAGTTATAGTTTCTGAAAATGTATCAACTCCACCACCAAAAAAAGTAGTGACACCACTAAATTCTAAAACTCTATTTCTTTTTCTAAGAACTGGTTGAAGAACTGCTTCTCCACTATTACCACCCTCTAATTTTATTGATAATACATCTTCAATATCAAATTCTTGTTTATCAACTTGAATTTCCCTTATATCACCAGTTACAACAGGACTTACAAGTGCTTCAGTTGACCCTAATGATACATTTTCAATTTGAATTAATGGTGGATTTACAACATCATAATTAGTTCCAAAACCAACTACTGAAAAATTTTCTACCTCACCATGAAAAATTACATCTTCTGATTTTCCATTTTGTATTTCAACTCCATTTATTAACATACCAACAGAACCACTGACTGTTTCTACATCCTTTCCTAAATTTTGTTGGACATTTAATGGATATTTTTTTAATAATTTTTGAGTTGATATATTTTTATTATATTGACTTGCTAATGTAAAAGTATGTTTTGATGTTTTGTCAACAGGAACATCAAATTCAATAAAATCATTTGCTTCTATAAATGCTGGTGCTCTATACAATCTAATTTTATTATTATCTTTGTCATCATTTACAACTTTTTCTACAAAATAAAAACCACTTTCTAACCCAACTAAAGGATCATTCTTTATTTGAGGAGAATAAAATATCCTATCACCTGTTACAAAGGGTATTGAGTCTTCAGCAAATGAAATTATTGAATATTTTTTTGTTAATGGGTTTTTATTTTGAATAGTTTCATTTTCAATAACTGAAGAAATAGAAACTTCAGAAATATTTCTTGAAATTACATGTGAAGGTAATGATCCACTAGCCACATACATATTCTCATCAGATTCATTATAAATGTTTTGCACATCTGATGTTAGTATATTATTTCCAAATTCAATTGGTGCTCCAATACTTGTTGCTTTTTTGATAACTCTTCGAACCGAATATCTTTTTGAACTACTAAATTCAATTTGATCCTCTAATGTTATTTTATTTTGGTTTTCTACGACATCTTGTATTATTGAAGTTGCAATTATTGTCCCTAATGGAAATGTAGTATTTTGCTTCTCTAAAATTTGAACTGTATCACCCTTTCTTAAACTAGATTTATCTATTTTTGATTTTAATATTAATGAACTTATTTTTCCATTAGTGGCATCATTAACATCATAGGTTGATGATGTATTATAAATCCAAGAATTAGCGAATATTTCTTTTTGACTTTTATCATTGGTTGGATTATTTATTATCTCACCAATACTTTTTACTGTTATTATTTCTCCATCTAAAGATAATCTATTATTTTCTGATGGAATAAAATCATTTAAAACCCCAGTTATTCTTAATTCAGATTTATTCAATAAATTTCCATTTTCAAATCCAAATATATTATCATTTTCTATAACATCATCACCTAATTTAATTCCATCATCATGAATTCCAGAACAATTTAAAAATTGATTTATTGTTTTATCAGTATATGTAATGTTTGTAGAGAGACCAGAGATAATTGTACCTGTTGTTCCAAATCCAACTGTAGAATCAACTGTTATGATACTTGATCCACCACTAACATTTTCTATTACTTTTGTTTTACCTGTTACATCAAAGGTTCCTGTTATGAATTCTTCATCATCGAATCCTACAAATAAATCTAAAATAAAATAATTTACAGAAGTAGATATTCCAGAAATGCCAGATAATACTTCCACCTCAGAAACAGCAGCAGTTGTAGATGTATCTGTTGATCTGAATATGGTTTGACCTTTTAAATTTAATGGATTTCCTGATAACTTTTCTGCTACTATTCTTTGCCTTCTTATGTATTTTGCAGATGATGGTTTAATTAGATACTTTTCGAGATCAATTATTTTTGGTTCAACTCCAAATAAAATATTAAATAAAATTCTAAAAGATTCTTCAGTTCCCTTAGATTCATAAAATGTTCTAGCTTCTTTTATAAAATTATTTACATCTAAGTTTGAAACAAAATCTGTATTTTCTAAACCAGGTGTAAAGGTATTTTTTATCTTTTTATAAAACTCTTGTAAAAATAAAGAACTTAAATTATCAACTTTAGTATTTTCAACATGAGATTCTGCAGATGAAGATGAAAAAACAATTTCTGATGGGTTATTAGCATCTCTGTAAGAAGTGATTCCGCTAAATCCACGCTTACATCCAGTAAAACTGTTTGTAGTAATTCCAGTATATGTTATAATTTCACTATTAATCCTTAAGAGACCATATTCATTCGGAAATCCTTTTGTGGATGTAACTGTTATGGTGTCATCTGCAGTTCCAATACCAACTGAAAGATTTGTATGACCTTTAATAACCTCTGGTGTTAAGTTATCTAATTTTAAATATTGATCTAAATTATCAACTAAATCAATTGAACCACCAGTAAACTCTTGAGAAATATAATATTGTTTTAAAAAATCTGCAGTTTTAGGATTTTCAGATAGTATAAACTCTGGAAGTTGATTATCAATTATTTGTTGAATTTTTATTCTTTTATCAATACCTGTACTTATCATATTATCCTCTTACTAATTTTCCATTGTTATAACTTGATGTAACTTTGAAACCAACACCTGATATTTGATCTCCTGATGAAATTGTGTCCTTCACCATATTTATGAGACTACTTTCAATGTTAAATTTCAAGTATAAATCTTGAAGACCTATAACATCATTAGATTCTGGGAATGCCTGAACTTCAATTATATTATTTGGTTTATCAGTTGATGTAATATTAATTGTAGTTAAATTTATTTCACCTTTAATGTAATCTACCGTTCCTGCATTTTCAACAATAATTATTTTTTCATTATTTACAACATCTTTTTTTACAATTGAGATCACTCCTGTCTTTTTATCAGAGTTTGGAGTGTCTGTTAGGAAAACAGTTGAAGTTTCTCCAGAAATTTTAAATCCCGTACTCTTGATGTTTAATCCTTCAGATTTAACATTAAATTGATTGCCAAAACAAAGTTCATATTGAGCAAATTGATTGACTAGAGCATTTAAATTTCTTCTAATTCGAATTCTAGTTATGTTTGATGTTATCGAGTCTTCAATATTGTCAATTACACTTAGAACTTTACTATATTTAAATCTACCGCCAAATTTATTGATTTCTGTGGATTTTGAATAAGTAGTAAGACCATTAATAACATCTGTTTTCAAATCTTCAACATTTATCACTTTTGATGAATTAAAATATATTGACGATTCCAGTTCAATATGAAGAATTTTAAGATCAACTATTTTTTGACTAATTCCTGTTAATGTGTAATTTTTTAAATCTGATAGAATTTGAGTTTTATCGAAATCTGACACAAAATCACCATTTTGAGGTTTTATAGTGATAAATACAGTTCCAAATTGTGGTGGATCAAGCTCTTCCCCGCCAACAACAGAAACACTTTCAGTATTTGGATAAATTTGTTGTATTATTGCCTCATAATCTCTTGCTGTAACTGCTCTATACTGTGATGAGTAGAGTCTAGGAGCAAAGTATTTAATTGAGTCGGTTGATTCAATATCTCCTCCGTTAGAGGCACCTGAGATGACATTTATTGATGGTGTGGTTGATAATTCTACAATAGAAGTAGGAACACCTGCTTCTATAGTTCCTGCAAAAGTAAATGATCCAGGTCCATTTCCATCTTTCCCATCTGTAACAATATAACTTACATCTATTTTTGATTCATTTTCAAGTTTTCGACCAAAAATACCATCACCAAATAAAAGTTCATATTTTTCATCCTGAATTTCCTGAATTAAGAATGTAGATGATGTAGAATCTATATTTAAAATATTATCAACCTTTGTAAATAGTGTTCCCTTACCCTTTTCACTTGAACCTCTTACACGCACCACAATTGTAGATGTATCTATGAAAGGATTATCTAAAATAAATCTTTGATCAAGTGATCCATCAACTGTAAATGTTTTTTTCAAAAATGTTCCTTGAAAAACTTTAATTGAATTGAAAGATGCTGTATATCCTACAACTTCACCAGTTGATGATACTGCAATATTTGTTGTAGTAGTAATATCCTCTGGAATTGAAAATGTAAATGTTATGGCATTATTTGTCGCAATACAAACTAAACCTGCCTTGAGGGTCACTGTAGAGGGTAATGAGTTGATATCTAGTTGTTGTGTATTTAAAACATTAATATCAAAGGATATGGTTGCTTGTGCTGCAGTTCGAGATCGAGGAACATAACCAATATTTCTCGCTAGAGAAACCACATTTTCTCTAACTGTTGCTGAGTCAAGAAAGGACTCATTAACAACCATGTTCGAGTTAAATGCAGTAATATATGTATTATACGCTAGAGTATCAATTAAAACAGAAAAATTAGATCCTTCAAAGTCAAAATCGGTAAAATCTGAGTTTGTACGAAGATAATCCTTAATTGAGGTCTTTATCTGATCGAAATCTAGGTTTGTAAATTTAGTAAATGGCATATTATCGTGTGGCTTCTAATATGAACTGAAATGCTTGTGAAGGAAACTGTTGTCCGATGATATCAAAAAAGATATTCACCTCAAATTCATTATTATCTGGTCGAGGAATCACTTCAACATCTAAATTATCAATTCTTGGTTCAAAATTTTCAATAGTTATGGCAATTTGTCTCTCAATTATTGATGCAGTACCAAAATCACAAAAATCAAACAAACTTGAACGAATATCTGTACCAAGATTTGGGTTAAAAAACCTTTCTCTGGGAATAGTCTCTACTAAATTCCTTACAGATCTTTTAATTGCATTCGCATCTTTGATAATTAGGAGGTCTTTTGTGATCGGATGTGGTTTAAATGATAAATTAATGTCCTTAAATGACCTAGATATCCTAGTTTTCATTCAATTTAGTAAACAGTTTGCTAGATTTATTTATATCTGCAGTATTAACTCTTTATTTATAAAAAAATCACAAAAAAAATCGCCTTATTTGGCGATTTTTAACTTTTTATCCTAATTCTGGTTCAATATTGACCTTAACTTCTTTACTTTTTCGCTCTTTTGCCGTTTTCCAGAAATAATTTTCCTCTGATCCGAGTCCATCACGGTCATGACCGTTCTCAACCTGATAATAAACTGTTGAAACCTTAAAATCTGGTGTTTTTGGCACCTCTGGAGTGATGCTGTTATCATAAATTCTCATTCTGTTGTTTGGATAGAGACAAAATTGCCCATTATCGAGTTCAAGAAGGTTATGAGATTTGTGTTCGGCAGGTTGTTCGCTTGTTGAGTAGTCAATTGCGTCTATACTCTCATGATAATTGTCTAAAGTACAGATATAAGTGCCTGTTTGAGTGCCAAAATCCCTTGTCATCACCTCATAATGCATACTTCCAATGAATTGTTTCTGCACGGCAACGACTCCATAGTCCATACAGTTCCAAAACTGAAGATTATGCAGTGTCATATCGGGTTTTGGTGTCTCTGGATCGGTTGTAAACGCAGAAATTGGCAATTTATCAAACATTGCAGCATATTCTGGTAGATAGGTCTCGAAATAAAATGCCCGACCAGGTATACTTTTTGCCGATACCCAAACTCCCTTGACAAATTCACCATGACCACTCTTATGGTCGGTTAAATATTCTTTTCTTACCCATACTTCATATGAGGGTAGATTTGCAATTAGTGTAGACATTAGGTATGATGATGATAAACTTCGACGTAGGCATTACATTTTGGACAAGACAGATTGGTTACAAAGTCGTATTCTGACTCTTCTCCATCATTATATTCATCCATGGAGTTATCACCACCCCATATTAGTTCCGTTCCACAGTGCCAACAATTCATCTTCCCTGCCCCCTGTACTTCTTACGAGCCGAGTTACGAGCCGTATTTGAATATTTTGTATGTTTTCCTCGACCCTGAGATGTTTTCTTTGGTCTTGTGTTTACACCGCCACTTGTAAAACCGAGCGATTTGGTTGCCATAATTAACTCCTATAAAATTTCAGTTGTAATTGATACATCATTTGGTATCTTGCCCTCATAAAAATCCTCGGCAATTGTCTGTATCCTATCCAGATACTCATCTTCCGTCAGATTATCGTGAAGGATACGATTTCCGACTCGTATTCTAAATAACTCTTGTCTTTTCATGTCCAACACGAATACGAGGGTCACACCAGATCTCAAAACCTGCTTCCTTTGCATCAAGGCAGAATGAGACATCTTCTCCACACATGTCCTGTACCTCTCCAGATTCAAAGACCTGCATCTTTGGGGCAAACCATGGATACTTCATGCCTTCGTTTTCAAATACACCCTTCTTGATAAGGAGCCATCCGAAACCTGTATAATCAACTGTGAATGGTTTTTTACGCTTGGATATACTTTCGAGAGTTTCATGATTCATCACACCACCATTGCTACGAAAATCATCCTCATCTAACCAATGTGCTACAGATGTAGTTCTACCATCTTCGGTACAATACCATCCACCTGCAATATCCTTATCCATTAATATTAATTGAAAGAATTTTTCTGAGGTGAATACGATATCGGAATCAATCCATAATTGATAATCATAGTTTAATTTACCATCCCATGGTAACTGATCAGGACCTCTTAATACATTTGCCCCAAGACATTTGCATCGGGCAAAATTAACCATTGATGAATAATCTTGTGATATCTGTATACTTGCCCCACATTGTACTAAATCAAAACATAATTGTACAAATGCTTTTAGATAGGTATATGAAACTCCCCTTCCAGGTAGACAGAATACAACTGACTTACCCTTGAGCATTTCCTTTGCTTTATTATAATCCCATTCTTCTTTCTTCTTTGTCGTAGGAGTTTTTGCTTTAACTGTAAATCCTTTTGCCATAATGTTTTGTAATTACTTTCATATCATACAATATTATATAGTGGATGTCAATATATTCAATAAGAAATCAAAGTTGCAACAATGTTTACTCGTCTTCCTTTTTTTGGCAATTCCAAATAATGTTCTCCAGTAAAAACAATACATTCGTCTTCTACTGGTTCATGTGGTTGATGTCCTTCAACAAAAGTTCTACCTCCTCCTCCATGATCATCAGTTAGATAACATATAAAATTTGTATGAGGAAAACTATGATCATTGTGAGGAATACTGAATTGATTTCCTATTGTGGGATATAGTGCATTTACACTCATTCTTAGAAAAAAGAATTTAATATCATTATTATTATACTCAAGAATTTCACTAATTGCTTCTAGGGCAAGTTTACTTATACTTGAATTTAATTGACTGTATTTGTTACCTTTGTCTGGTCTACTTAATATGACATGACTATAAAAAGAATGATTTGTATGTCCAAATATATTATCTACACCTATTGTTGATGTTTTCTGATAAAACCAAGGGAAGTGGTCATTAAAAATATGTTCTTTTAAATTTTGATAATTCTCAGTTTTTGGATTTTTTAGTATTTGCAACATTAGTCGGTATTTTTTTCCGTGATAAAAATATCACCATTATCTACATTCCATTTTAGCACAAGATCTTCATACCAGTCAAATTCATTTATAATTTCCTCTGGGATTGTAATATGATACTGGTCTGTAACAGGATCGATCTCTATGGTCGAAAAAATATTTTCGAAATTTTTTTTCATTCTGCGAACCTTCACACTTGATTTTATATAGCGAAAAAAAAATTTATAGATCATGATATTGAAAGGTCGATTTGGGTCGTTTATAGCTTAGGGACTCCATCGGTTTTTATATACGGGGGCATCAACCCCCATATAACTGCTGATTCACGAACTAACGGGCAAGGTTGAAGTTATAATAACTGAACTGTTGACGGTTGACTAACTTGTAATGTCCATACCGTGAGTGCATTACATATCCCTCACCTTCTACGTATTCATTACCCAGAAAGCAATCAACCTTGAAGTTATCCCGCATGAGTTTCATATACTCAGTCTTTATGTTCTCAACCAAACACCATAAGCGAACTAACTGGTAGTTGGCGAACTCCTCCGCAACTATTTCATCACCGTCACGAATGTACGCATTAAGATCAATCTTAAGTTGCTTTGCTTCCTTCTCAGTGGCAAAGTCAACCAGTGTTGCCATCTGTTTGGCAAACCCGACCATAAAGTCAATATCCATTGTCGAACCAACATCACTAATCCACGCATCAGGTTGAATGAAATCTACGCCCTTATATTCCAACTTCTCACGAAGCGGGTACGGTGTCATGGTCTTAAGGTCAGCACCTGCATAAACTGTATGTGGTGCAATTACGATTGCTCCAGTTGTTACCTCCGACAGTGTGTAACTAATCGCATTTGGTTTGTAGTCACGGTAACCACCATAACCGATAAAGTCACCCTGATATATTTTGTCTGTGTGGGGGAGATGGTGTAGGCAACGAATCAGGATTGACTGTAATTCAAACTGTGGGTGGTTTCTGCATATGTCCTCTACCGTGTAGTTAATCTTAGGGGTCTTCTTATTAAACACGGACTTCGTACCAACGAAGAATTTACCATTTGCTGGATTGATTCCCCAAACGACTGCGGGA